GCGCGGCATTGTGCAGTCCATCAAGGGAACGTACAGTAAGGACACGCTCCTTTACACGCCCATCCATATCTACGTCGAGCGGGCGAAGGTGTCGCGCTATGCTGCTGAGATTGCCGCAGCACTCGGGCTTCGACTGCATCGTTTGACCGATGATTTCACGCCGTTGCAGAACTTCGAGGACAGCGGTATGACGTACCACGACTTCATCTCCGCACTGTTCGGATGGACGGCAAAACTGCCGCAGCGTCAGATCAACGTCTTTATTCGAGGAGATACGCTCCACATCATTCAGCGCGGGATGGAGGAATCCGTCATCGACATCACAAACTGGCCGCACGCACAGCCGACCATCGAGCGGAAACTTCTGCGTTCCGTCTGGCACAGCTCTCACAACAATTCCACGGGGGCGCACAACGAGGAGGACACTGTACCCGTTCCCTTCACTGGCACGATTTCGTTCAAAGAGATCAGCAGAACCTACGCCAACGGTTTTCTCGTGCGCGAGACGAATGAGAACGGCTACAGCACCTATACCTACGATGGGGAATACCTCGCAGAGAAGCGCACGCATAATGTGGACGGCTCGACCAGCCGAACGGATTACGCATACGCCTCCACGGGGCGCGACGTGTATCTCTTTAAGGAATGGGAACGTACCACCGAGGCGGTCAATGACGGAAAGAAGCACACGGAATATGACTGGGAGGATTGGAGCAACGAGAAGGGGACAGAGCGCATCACCTACCACGCCCCGCTCGGCTACGGATGGTATGCGACCACAGTCTATGTGGATGGCGTGCTTGAAGGAAGCTCGTTGTCGCAGGGAAAGCCCGGCGGCAAGGCGAGCCTCTTTACCATCGAGCAGTCGAATCTCAGCCTTGGTGCAAGTTACGCCAGTGACGATACGCTGCCGTATTCCTCGCTCATCGATACCGAGTTTCCCGTTGTGGGTACGGACTATCTGCGTGCCTTGACACAAGAAATCGAGTGGCTTAACCGCAAGACGCAGGAGACGGTCACGGTGGAGATTCGTGCACGGATTCGTAGCGGCGTTCCCGACATTGACCACATCGTTGATTTCACCGAGCGCATCCGTTTTGAGGGGCACGAATACTTCTTGCAGTCCAATACGGTGGAACTTACGCCGCGCCTTCTGCGGCAGACGATCAAGATGGTGAGGTGGTTTGGATGAATGGCGTTCCGGGGCTTGCAGCGGCAATCCGAGCGGGAATAAAGAACTCGCAGGTGGCTGAATCACAGGCACAAAGAGGAATTATCCGTAACGGGCGCGTCCATATCGGGGAGCGGTCGTATCCCTTCCGTGCGGCAGTGGACTGTAACACCAGTGACGGAAGTCTTGTGTGGGTACAGATTTCAAAGGGCGGCACTGCCGTTATTGTGGGAGCGTGAGACGATGCACAGAGCTAGAGTGAAAGCTGTGAGCGGGAATCGGGTGCTTGCCGATGGTACGTGGCTTACCTGCATAGGAAATCGCACCGTCTATCCGGGCGAATGGATCTGGACGGACGGTCGCTGTGTCTACGGGCATGAATCCGAGGGCGGCAGCAGTTACGTTCCGACGAATGTCCTTTCCGGCATACCGCTCCTCCAGATAAAATGGAAGGATCAAAAAAACCAGATGCTCCATTCGTACTATGCGAAAGGAAAGATTCATCCGCTCGGTTTTTCCCAAGAGGATATATGGATGGTCAACAGCAGTCGCCACTTCGCGTATGTTACAGGCTATGGAATGCTTGATGCCGAAATGGATGAGCGGGGAAATCTCTATACCCTCGAAGCTGTCAATGCTCTCGTGTTCCCGCTCATCGGGGCAGATCAGCGTGACAGTATTCTCTCTGTCAAACGCAACGGAGAGATTATTGCCTCATACGATCTTGTGCCGATGTTTGGTGCTCCCGTCGTATCCGGTCCCACTGACCTCTATAGCTGCCAAACAGAAGGCGGGCGGGTGGATAAAGCTGGGAACTTCAAAGTGATGATATGGCACGCAACATCAGAGCATGGGGGAGGCGGAAGTCATGTCAGCACAGACCGTTATGTGTTCTTCGATGGCAGCAATCTTGAGCCTTGGATGGAGAAAACCAAAACAACGTCAAGAGACTCTGTTACAGGGGAAACCTATACTTCGGAAAGCAGATGGAGCGCACCGGATTACAGCATCCGCTATCCTCTCCATGACGGCATGTATATGCGCTTTCCTGCAAATCTTGACTATCT